CCCTGCCAACGTCATCACCGGCGGCGGTCAGGATGTATGGGTCATGGTGATGGACGATCCTGACGCGCTGTTCCACATCAAGGGCACGGCCGCGCTGGGCACGTTCAACTCGGGCACGGACGGCTCCGGCTGGCCCGGCGCGATTGGCAAGAACGCCCCGCTGAATTTCAGCGCCGGCGGCAACACCGCGACCGGCAACTCGGGCGTTGCCCTGACTGTCGGGGCTAACGGCGCCAGCCTTGCCTCCACCGGCACTCTGGCTGTCCGCATTGTTGGCATCGTGGGCGAAACCGCGTCGGATCCCTACCCGGAGTTCGTCGTGAAACTCAACGCAGGGGTGCATTCCTATGACACCTCGACCGGCGTCTAAGGGGGTCTGAAATGGCTACTATCTCACGCGCACAGGCCCTGAAAGAACTCCTTCCCGGCCTCAACGCCCTGTTCGGCCTCGAATACAAGAAGTATGAGGACGAGCACAAAGACATCTATGACACTGAATCCTCGGAGCGCAGCTTTGAGGAGGAAGTCAAGCTGTCCGGCTTTGGTGCGGCCCCGGTAAAATCGGAAGGCCAATCCATTGAGTACGACACAGCTCAGGAAGCGTACACTGCACGCTACAACCATGAGACTGTGGCAATGGGCTTCTCCATCACCGAGGAAGCGATGGAGGATAACCTTTACGACAGCCTCTCCGCCCGCTACACCAAGGCACTGGCCCGCGCCATGGCCTACACCAAGCAGACCAAGGCGGCGGCTATCCTGAACACGGGCTTCACCACGTTCCAGACGGGCGATGGTGTTTCCCTGTTCCACACGGCACACCCCACGGTGTCTGGTGCCACGAACAGCAACCGCCCCGCGGTGGATGCTGACCTCAATGAGACCTCGCTGGAGCAAGCGGTGATTGACATTGCCGCCTTTGTTGACGAGCGCGGCCTGTTGATCGCGGCGCGGCCGATGAAGCTGATCATCCCGCCGGCGCTGATGTTTGTGGCCACCCGCTTGCTCCAGACGGAGCTGCGCCCGGGCACGGCAGACAATGACACCAACGCTTTGCGTGTCATGGGCGCTATCCCGGGGGGCTATGCGGTCAACCACTATCTGACGGACTCAGATGCATGGATGATCCGCACGGACGTTCCTAACGGGTTAAAACACTTTGAGCGTGTCAAGCTCCAGACTGGGATGGATGGCGACTTTGACAGCGGGAACGTGCGTTACAAGGCCCGGGAGCGTTACAGCTTCGGGGTCTCCGATCCTCTGGGCATTTACGGCTCTGCTGGCGCCTAAACCCCTCAGATATGGCGAGTGATCGCCCCTGAAAGGTCCGCTCCGGCGGGCCTTTCTTTTTTGCCGCGGGCAAAGCGGTACATAATGCTTGACATATAGGTTGGTACTGGGACATATGATTAATTTATATGGCAAGAATCAGAGGGACAATCTATATGAACAGGACCACCCGGGAGGAAGCTCGCGCCGCGGGCGAGAAGCATTATTTCACCGGGCTGCCATGCCCCCGCGGACATGTGGCGCCACGGTTTACTTCTGTGGGGACGTGCACTGCCTGCGCCCGCGAGAAGGCCATGGAGCGCCACGTACACACCACAGGCATCCGCCGCCGGTATTCAGACCAAGCTGGGTTCATCGCGGCCGCGAGTGCACAGGGGCGGGGGTTTGATTATAGCCGCGTGAAGTATGCCGGGGCCAAGACTCCGGTTGAGATACTATGCCCTGAACATGGCAGCTTCTGGCAGACCCCATCCAACCACATATCCGGGAAGGGGTGCCCGAAGTGCAAGGCTGATGCCTTGGGGGAACGGTCCCGGGGGACGACCGAGAAATTTGTGGCTGCGGCAACGGCGCTGTGGGGGGAGCGGTGGGATTACTCCAGTGTAGAGTACACAGTGGCCCACGCTCACGTGGAAATCGGGTGCCCAGAGCACGGGCCCTACATGCAGACGCCCACCAACCACCTGTCGGGTAAGGAGGGGTGCACCAAATGCAACCACATGAAATCCGCCCCGGAGGACGCGCTTGCCGCCTATCTGGCCAAGTTCACGACAGTGGTACGGCGGGACCGAACGCTGATCGCGCCGCGCGAGGTGGACATCTATCTACCAGAGCATGATCTGGCGGTGGAGTTCTGTGGGATGTATTGGCACAGCCACCCGGACATGGAGGATGAGCGCAAGAACCGCCGGCGCCACGAGGAGAAGTACCGTGCCTGCGCGGAGAAGGGCGTGCGCCTGATCACGCTATATGAAACAGAGTGGACAGAGCGGCCGGAGACCGTGAAGCGGATGCTCCGCCATGCCGTTGGCGCAGGCCGTGGCCGGTTGATGGCCCGCAAATGTGATCTGCGCAAGGTGGATACAACTGAGGCAAAGCGGTTCTATGAGCGGTATCATCCGCAGGGGGGCGCCGGCGGCGGGGAGCATTACGGCCTCTACCACGGGGACAAGCTCGTGGCCTGTATGCGGTTCACCTACGGGGCGAACGACCGCGGGCACGGCGCCAAGTCACGGCAGTGGACCTTGGGGCGGTATGCTACACGGCTGCCGGTTGCGGGGGCAGCGGGCCGACTGTTCAAGGCGTTCGTGCGCGAACACAACCCCCAGAGCGTGAAGTCTTTTTCTGACAACCGTTGGTTTGGTGGCGGTATGTATGCACAGTTGGGGTTTGCGCTGGAGGCCGAGGTTGCCCCGGATTATCAGGTCTGGAGTGTGCGGGCGGGGCTGCGGCCAAAATCACATTATCAGCGGCGCCATATCCCCAACCGGATGCGGGATCACGGAATGGAGGGCGTGTTTGATCCAGCCACGGATCCTCGAACAGAGGCGGAGATGACTTATGCCATGGGGGCGCGTCGCATATTTGATTGCGGAAAAAAACGATGGGTGTGGACGGCCACCCCCTGAGTATGCTACGTTAGTGGGAGCAGGACATACAAGCCGTGCAGACAGGCCCTGCCCTGACGTTGCACAGACTACACGGCCAACCCTTGTGCAAGAGGTAACACCATGGCGAAAACCAGCTTCTCTGGTCCCGTCCACTCCGCAGCCGGCTTCGTCGGCGCGATCAATCTCCCCGCCTATACAGTTACTACCGCCCCTTCCGCCGCAGATGCCGGTGCTGGCGCGGTCATCTTTGTGAGCAACGGCAATGCCGGCGATCCTACCCTTGCAGTGAGCGATGGGACGGATTGGCTCTCGTCGGCGGGCAACGCCATCGCCACGTCGTAAGGATGACCTCTAAGGAGTAGACGCTATGGCTCGAAACCAAGAGGCCATCCACTGCCCTGCGGGGGAATGGACCGAACTCACCAACGCTGATGCGACCACGATCACCTTTCAGGTGCAGTCGGGGTCGGTAAAGGTCCGCGCCACGGAGGATGATACGCCCCCGGCTCTGGCCGCCCCGGGGTGGATCTACCACGCCCGCCCCTCGGATGAACAGTCGGAGTACGGGGAGCTCGCGATCAGGCTGGATCAGCTCGCTGCCGGCGCCAGCCGGCTGTTTGCCATGCCGACCAGCGGCCGCCGCGCTATCGTGCTGGTAGATCATGCGTAGCCCGTTTGGAGGTTGGCACTCTGGATCCGGGGACGGGTCCGCCCCCACCGGGGTGTGGCGTAACTTCTCGCTCACAGCAGCCCAGATCGCAGATGCGGTCGGGTATAGTGACGCGGGGGGCGCCATTAGTCGCGAGCCGAACCCGGCTCATGCACTGGAATTATTCGCCTACGCCAGTGGCACACTCACCGCGCAGTTTGCGGGGGATGTTAGCGCCGCCCTTGCGGGTCGGGTTCTGGTTGTGGGCGCGGATGCGGCCGTCCCGGATAGCGTGGGGCATAGCGACGGGATTACAACCGCCGAATACTCTGACATCCCCTTGGTTGCTGACGGCGTATACGCCGTTGCATGGGTGGACTACCCGGTGTCCCTTGAGGCACCGACGATCTCTGGTGACGGCGAGACGGGCAGCACATACACTGCCGACCTCGGCACATGGGCGGGGGCTGATGCCTATGAATACCGCTGGCGGCGGGACGGTGACCTGATTGCGGGTGCCGAGGGGGCCGAATATATTTCTGGCTCTGTGGATGATGGGGTGACTCTCTCCGCGGAGGTCCGGGCGCAGCACCTGTCGGGCAAGTGGTCCGCGTGGGCGCCAACCAGCAACTCCATCCCCGTCGAGCGGCCCAACACGCCGCCGGCGGCGATAAACCATACACTTACTTATCAGGTGATCGCGGGCGAAGCGCCGGTGATCCCCGACACGGTGCCGGCGGCCTTCACGGCGGGCATGTGGACGGTTACAGATACCGAGAGCGGCGGCACGGTGACGGTTACAATGAGCAGCCTGCCCGATGACGGTGGATCAGCGATTACCGCAGTGCAGTATCAGGTTGACGGCGGCGCTTGGCAGTCTGCCGGGCGCACGACGCCGGGCACCTTCGACATCATGGGCCTCACGGATGACGTTCAAGTCAGCATCACGTTGCGCGCCGTGAACTCTGTTGGCAACGGCCCGGCCAGCGATGCCAAGACGGCGACGCCGACGGCGGCATTTACGGTCCCCGACGTATATCAAAGCTACATGTGGGCGCTGATCGACACGGAAACCGGCGGGACGTTGCGTATTCTCCTTGCTAGCGTTCCCGGCAACGGCGGCTCGCCCATAACCGATGTTGAGTATCAACGCGACGGCGGGGCTTGGGTATCGGCCGGAATATCGACCATCGGGGAAGTGTTCATCGAGGGCCTACCCAACGACACCTCTGTGAGTGTTTCTATCCGCGCGGTCAACGCTGCTGGCCCCGGCCCGGCCAGCGACGCCAAGACGGCGACACCGACGGGGGGCGTGGAACCCAGCGACGCCCCGGTGCTGATAGGGTCCGATATGTTCTGGAGGCAAGGCGGCACGCTCGAAACCACCTTACCTACCCACCAGACCGGCGACTTGTTATTGCTTGTCGTGGGGGGCTACGCCAACGTGGCGAACGAAGTCCCCGCCCCGGACGGGTGGATCGAGGAATTTGAATACCGGGACGGCACCACGGCCAGCTACCGGCAAGTTAAAGTTTTCTCCCGCTGGGCAGTGGACGGGGCTACCCCAACCCCCGCCGTGGCGGGGGGCAATACACGGATGGTTGTTCCCCTTGTTATCCGGGGCGCGCGCACGAGCGACACCTTCGTGTTCGAGAGCGGCCACCTAGTGGACTTTGAATTCGACATCCCCGGCGGTGAGGCCACGAGCGAGAGCCGGTTGGTCATTTCAGCGGTTGTCACCGAGGCCAACAACACGGATTGGTTCGAGGATTGGGTTGACGAGACCAGCACCCCGATGCCGATCATCGAACAGGCCGAGTCAGGTTCTTACGGCGCGCTCAACATGAGCGTCGCTGTGCGGACACGGCCCGGGCCAGCGGTCGCGGGCAGCAGCACGGCCACATTCGGGGAAGTGAGCACTTGGGGGCCAGCGGTGATCATATCCGTGCGCCCGGCGAGCGAGGAATAGAGCATGACCATCTATAACGAGAACTCCGCCACCCGCTTGACCACCGGCGCGACCGATGCGGACAGCGACGATATCACGGTGCGCCGGATCAACGGCACCCTGCCGAATGAATTCCCCGCGACGGTCATGGTGGCGGGGCGCACGTTGCGCGTCTACGAGGATGGCCGCGTTGACTATGACGACCAAGGCGATCCATCGGACCACCCTGCGGATGAACAGACGGAAACAATCGGGACGTTTACTTATACGCTCTGGGACGGGCGCGACGAGAGCAACACCGCGACTGCGACGGTGCGTTTCACCGGCGTCGAGATCGAGGTGGACCCCGGAACCGAGGTCAGTGGATATACCGCCAAATGGACCGCAACCGGCGTGACCGGCGCGACGCTCGTTGACGAAGTGTCTGGGGCAGTGCTGGCCGCCGAAGGTGCCCCAACAACAGGGCCTTCCCCGGCCGGTGCCGATTGGCTGGGCTTTGAGAGCGGTGCGGCCTATTACGCTGCGGCCGCGCCAGCGGCCCTGCCGACGGGCAACAGCGCGCGAACAGTGATCTTCTGTGCCCGGGCGGCTCCGCAAACCGGGGCGGCCGCTTTCGGGGGCTTTACCTACGGGGCTAACGTGACTGGCGGCAGCTTCGGGTTCTTGATCAACGGCGGCAGCCATACAGTTGACCTGAACTTGGTCGGCGAATTCTGGACCGGCCCCAGCGTAAACGACGGCGAACCCTTCATCGCCACCGCAACCTATGACGGGGCCGGAACCCTGCGGTTCTACGTCGGCAAGATTTTGATCGCCGAGGAAACCGAATATGGGTTGGACACTGCGGCAGGCAGCGTGCGGCTCATGCGCAACATGGGCGGGTCGCAGGCGCGCGAGGGTAACGTGGGCGCGGTCTATGTCTATGACCGGGCGCTTAACGTGTCCGAGGTTCACCAGATGGCGGACTATCTGAATGAGCGGTATATCGCGGACCTGATCCCGCCCCTGCTTACCCAGCCGAGCATAACTCCGACATCGCCCACGGTCGCGACGGCCACGGTCACGGCGTCCAAGACCGCCGAGGTGTGGATGGTGCTATCGGCTTCGGCAACACCCCCCAGCGCGGCCCAGATCAAGGCGGGGCAAGACCATACGGGGGCGGCGGTCCCGGCCGCGTCGGGGGATGCGGATTTCGGTGGCGGGACGGTGACGCGCACGTTCACAGACCTGACCCCGGCCGCTTCCTACTATCTGCACGCCTACGCCGAAGGTGCTGCGCCTGATGGATCGGCCGTCGTCACGTCATCGGCCTCGCAGCAGCCGGGCTGGACCGCTCCATCCGCGATCACGCCGACGGCGGTGTTCTTTTCCGAGGCCGACCCTATCGGGACAAGCCGGGCATTCACGGCGGATCAGCCCGATGTCACGTGGTCGTTTGTCGGCACCGCCCCCACGGGGTTTGCGTGGGACGGCAACCGGCTCACCACCACGGCGGTGCTTACTGCCGCAACCACATCATTCACTGTGCGCGCCACCAATCTGGGCGGCAGCACGGATCAGGTGGTGGGCCTGACCATCACCGAGGCAGGGGTGGCCCCGGAAGCTGACATCGAGACCACATGGTCGGGGCTGGTGACGCTCCTGAATTCGTGGGGCGGCACCGTGCCTGCGGGCGTGGACGTGATCGAGATCACCGCGCCCCATTCGGGCAACATCAACCTGTCGGATGTCGTGCTTAACCGCCCGGTGACGATCCGGGGGAAGGGGCCGTTCACCAGCGGCGTGAACGCGGACCAGACATATTGGTGGAGCAACAGCAGCAAGCTATCTGGCACGCTGAACGTGTCGCGGGCCAAGGGCCTGCGGTTCGTGAACCACCACATCTTCAACGGCTCATCCTGCGTGCGCGCCGTCGGGGAAACCGATGTCCATATCATTTCCACAGCGATGGAAGCGACGTTCATATCGCCGTCCACCCCCGCCGAGGTCAACGCCGGGTCGCAGCAGGTGTGTATTCTTGGCGCGAACACCACGGAAAACACCGGGGTGAGCGGCATAAAATTCATAAACTGCACCTTCCAGTTTGCCCAAACGGCCGTGGTCTACTGGCGCAGCCCCGGCCCGGGCTGCCTCATGGACGGCTGTGTCATCCTGTGGCCCCGCCATGACTTCATGAAGGTTGTCGGCGCAACCAACGGCACGCTGGAACTGAAAAACAATTGGTTCGGGCGCGACTGGAACCAATCGTATAACCCGACCACGGATGATTGGGCGCATTGCGATTATCACCAAGCCCAGACTGCGCATTTCTCGGACGCCTATTACCACGGCAACGTCATCTGGACCGGGCTGAACTCGTCCAACGGCCGGTTCAACTTGCAGGGGTTCTATTTCGGAAACGGCTCGACCATGGACGGGGTGCGGATCGAAAACAACATCATCTGCACTGCGCACATCAACGCGATCCGGGCCGCAGGCACCGAGATAATCGACCACAAGGTCATCGAGAACAGCATATTCCGGGTGAAAGTCACGGCGTCGGGGGAAAACCAGACCGGAACATCCCCACAAGGCATGAGTTACACGCAAGCAGCCGGGAATTTCGGCGCGGGGCCGAACCACACGAGCGGCTGGGTCGGGACGGGCGGATATTTCCTTGTCAACCAGACGCAGGGCGGGGGCGCGGCTGGGTCACCAAACGACTTCGACTTCGACCGGCTGATGTCGGACGCCGGGATGAAAGGTATCCCGGAAACCGAAGCCTACGACTTCGACGTATTCCGCCCCCTTAGCAGCGCATCCCGCCTGCATTGGGATAACGTGAACCCCGCCGGGGCCTACCGCCGGTTGAAAGGCATCTTCGAGGACCACGTGCACCCGCAAGACTGGCCGACCGTCGCCCCGTGGAAACACCAATTCGACCGCAGCAACCTGATCTGGCCCGAGGTCGTCGGCTATGGGCCGCAGGGGGAAGGGATCACCGCGTGAGGAACTCAGGCGACGGGGGCGTCGTAGGTATCCAGTGGAAAGCAGTAGGACAGCACCGAATGGAACGGGCCAGAATGCACAAGATCGAAGCACTTATAAACCACACCACGTCTGGCGTTGCCGTCGCAGGCGTCGCCTCCGCCTTCGTGCCACTGTTCTCTGACGTCCAGAGGTTAAGTGAGGTGGCTGGCCTGTGGATGCCGGTGCTCGGGGCTACGTGGCTCATCGTCCAGATCGTGCGGGCATTAGGCCCCGGGGTCATGGCCGCTGTGCGCCACCTGCGCAGCATCCGCTTCCGGCGGTGAGCTAGGGGTATCCCCCCTACACAGAACCGCGTATACTGCGCGGAAACAAAGTGAGGTTCCCGGCCATGGTGCCCGATATTGCAGAGCTGTTCGAGGAAGCCTACGAGCGCGCCGGGCTGGAGATGCGCTCCGGCTATGATATGCGCACGGCCCGACGCAGCCTTAATCTGCTCCTACTCGATTGGCAGAACCGCGGCCTGAACCTGTTCACGATTGAGCAGGGGACGATCCCGCTCGTTGCGGGGCAGGCCACTTATACCCTCCCCG